GAAAATAATTGATCATTATTCTTCATGATTTACTCCTTAAATATAAGCAAAAAAGAATTTTAAGTTGCCTGTTGTTCCTACACTAGTGTTGGTGCTATTAAAATGAAGTCTAAAGTTAGGTATATACACATCTGTTAAGTCTACGAAATATGGTTTTACCTCTACAGTATTTGGTTCAGTATCAGTATCTATCGATGTGATTGTAATCCAGTCTGTACCATTGTGTGATCCCTCTAGTATTAGCCTAGCAGCAACATCGGAATAGGCAGCCGTAATTTCCACACCCATAATAATTTTTTTGTTTTCAATTGCATCAGCTGAGGGTAAAATAATGGGGCTAGCCAAAGAATTAGTACTGACTGATAAGTCGGTTGACGCAGCAGTAGTTCTAACAGTATAGCCATTAACTGTAGTGGTTGCAAAGACGGGTGCTGTTTCGATTGCCACGAGTCACCTCCTATTTATATAAGTAAAAGAATTTAGATGTTCCACTTGTACCAACACTTAAGCCAGTGCTGTTACATATCATTCTCCAAAATGGAACATAGGTATTAGTTAAATCTGGATAGTATGAATGAACTCCAGTACTTCCAGGGAATGTTGAGTCTAGTATAGTAATATCAACCCAGTCTATACCGTTATGTGAGCCCTGTAGTTTAAGATCTGGATCTATACCACCAGTAAAGTTCACAGCAGTCATGCCAGCCCCTAAAGGATCTGTTAAAGCAATAGTAGTATTGCCAGAAGAACCACCCACTGATTGGGTAATATTAATCTTGGTATTATCAACACTATCTATCTCAGCATCGTATCTATCTAGCCCGTTTATAGCGGTCTTTAAGTTTGTTGCTGTAACGGCGTTTGATGTTGCAACTTGAAATTCAGCAAAGGCACCAAACTCGGAATCCGTAGTAGTTGTTGTTGAAGCTACTAGAAGGTTAGTATATCCACCATCAGCTGCTGTTAAAACTATCTGATGAGTTCCTCCGTCTACACCACCAGCAAGTTTTCCACTTGCAAGTGCGGATTCATTGACAAGAACTGTACCGACTGTGTCTGTAAGTGCAATGTCGTTTCCATTAATACCAGTATTATCTGCGGTTAGAGTAGCGTATGTCTCTATACTTGCAGTACCATTAGATGCTGTAAGACCTTTAACGCCAAGCGTGTTTGTAAAACTAGACCCAAATTTTACTTTTGAAGTATCAGTAGTACCATTAATTGCGAGTTTTAAGTTAGCAATTTTAGCAGCATCACCACTCGGATCAAGATACCAATGAATCTGATTTGCAGACGGGGTACTTCCCATCGAATTTCTAGCCATAATTGTAGCAGTAACGTCACCAGCGTATCCGCCAGCATCTTCAGGAACAAGAACAGTGAATGCATCATTATGATAAACAGTTCCACCTGTGATTGCAAGTGCATCTGTCGCTGCTGCTGCAGATGCAACAGGGTAAAGATTAAGATAGCTAGTAACTGTTATACTACCCGTACCTTGAGTACTACCATAATCATCTACTACAGTAACACCCATAATAGGTTTATTATTTTCAATAGGATCTTGATCGGCAAATATTCTTCCACTTACTAGACTTGACGTAGCCGATGTAATACTAGACTCAGCAGAGTCTCTAGTATAATAACCACCAGAAGTACTGTTACTAAAGGGACTAGCTTGTTCAATACCCATTAGATACCACCTCCCATTGATGCCATTGCCTCTTGAATACCCTGACCACCAGTAGCTTCTATATCCTGCATTGCTGCTTGGAGACCGCCTTCAGTCACAGCTTGATTAACCATTTTTGTACTGTCGGCGGAGCCTTGAATCTGTGCTTGAGCCTGCGCCATTTCCATCTGTTCATTCTTAACATCTTCTTCACTCTTGACCCATTGTTCAGCATTGAATCCTAAGGAGCTGATAAGTGCACGACCATACTCATCCCACTTGAACATAGCAGCAGCTACTTCAGGTAGGTTACGTACCATCTCACCCATCTGCATGAGTTTTTGTAGATCAGAATCTCTAGATAGAGCCTGTAGGCCTGTGATAATAGCCACACTGAGTATACCCTCTTCTGTAAACATTTCCTGTAGGCGTTCATCCACTTCAGCATTAGTAGTCATAAGGAATACTGTACGTTTAACGACAGGTTCCATAAGATCTCTAGCAATAGCGGAGAATGCACCACCAAGTACATGCTCTAACTCTTGACCAATCATGCGTACAGCAGTAGCTGTCACACGTTCGCCCTGAGGCATGCTAGCAGAGTCTAATAAAAATGCTCTGCCTATTTCTTTTCTAAGTATCTCTACACCAGTTTGTGTTGATTGTATCTGAGGATTCATAGTAGCGGCTGGACTTATAGTAAATACTTCGTTAGGTCTACTAGCAACAAAGCCACCACACGGTGTGCCAGCTATGTCATCAACCTCTGTAATACCAGTAGGATCTACGCCCTGCCAGAATAAACTAGCAGCAGCAATACCATTGATAAGACCTTCAGTAAATCCTTCTAAAGCTTTGATATCACCTATCAAATCTTCACAATGACTACGGGCATAGTTCTCACCAGGAACACCAGACCATCTAAGTAAGATGTAGGGTGAAACAGTGTACTCACCACCACCTTGTAACGTATTGCCCTCAGAGTCTTGTTTAGTAACAACATACTTATCTTTATCTACTACTTCCATTCGACAGAAGATTTCTTTATAACCATTCTTAGTATCATATCCATCTGAGGCTGACATAAGAATACTATCGTCATCCATAGAACCAGGAAGAGCTTCATATTCTTTATATACAATCTCCTCTACATCTCCATAGACACCTCTTCGGCATATATAATTATCTAATCTTATGATTCTAAAGTTCATGTCATCTTCCATAATAACCAAAACATCTCCAACAACAATAAGATGTTGCAATGCTTGGTATATAATCTCTCGGAGATTTCCACTGGACAGTTTAGTATAAACTTGTTCACTGAGGTTACTAAGATAACTAACTACTTCAACTTCTGGCTCGGCTCCAGTACCCATTTCAAATTTAAAGAAGGGCATATCATTCAGGGGTAGTAATGCACTAAGCATTCTACTAGCCATAGCGGTAACACCTCTTGCTGATACAGAACTAAATGGTTGTGGCAACTGATGTTGCTCAGTCCATCCTGCGGGAGGCATAAGGCTTGGTATAGTTAGAGAGGCACAATATCTTGCTCTCTCTAGCTTACTGCTACGTAAAGCATCACATGTTCTAAATCTATTGGCTATATTCATTCAGGTCTCTCCTGTTCATCTGCAACTACAGAAACATCTTCTTCATCGCCAATAAACTCAGTACCAAATGCAAGAGATGCAAACATATCCGCAACACTTGTATCTTTATCTATAGGTTCTTCCATAGTCTCAGCAACATCAGCACCCTCTGTTTCCAATCGTTCTAGTTCAGCAAGACGAGCTGATTCTTCTTGTTCTGCCAGCATTCTTTGGCTATCTTCTCTAGCCATACGTTGTTCTTCTTGTAAAGCTAAGAAATCTCGCTGTTCTTGATCACGTAAGCTAGCAAGCTCGTTTTCTTTCACAAGCAACGCTTCTCTATCAGCTGCACTCATCCCCCCAGACATACTTGGACCTTTGTGTCTGAAGTCATGTTCTAATTCCCATTGTATATTTCTCATTGTCCTGGTCTCCTTTGCATTACTTTCTTGTGCTTCTTACGAGCCCGTCTCCAAGGGCTTTTTCCTTTGGGTTGTTCAGTCATAGGAATACTAGCGTCAGCAGTAACACCAGCCGGTGAACCTAAGTTGGCACTCTCTTTACTGATAGCACTTATCTTCTGTTTAAACTTAAGGCTTTGTGCTAGACCCTCACCAACCATCTTCTTCTTTTGTGCAACACCCTGTGCAAGCATTTGTTTCTTACCTGCTGCCATCTTTTTATTAAAAGAAGATATCATCGATTGTATTTTTTTCTTTTGCATATCAGTTTCTTGTTTTATCTGGCGTTTTGCTTTCGATATCTTTTGTTTTGTTTTTTGACCAGTCAACCGTCCAACACTTGACTTCCATTGTTTTGAAAGCCATCCAAATTCTGGATTCCCCGTCTCAGGATTAATACTATTGGACTCATGACCCACAGTATATTGATCCATATCAACATCATGTTTTTCAAAAAGAGACCTAAGCTTTCTCATAGCTATCTCATTACCTATGAGTTCCATAGGAACAACAACTTCACCAGGAGTTACATGAGCAAGTAATGTATCACCACCACGACCAGCCTGTTCTTCAGGCGTAGTATCACCCTGATCTAAAGCTGGTTCTGTAGCCCCTTGAGGTGGACCGCCCATACCCATGGCACCCTGCATCATTGCTTGCTCCATCATGGCTGGATCAACGTTTGGCATTGCTTTTCTCCTTGGTTTGTAGTGTGATTATATGTTCAATAGCATTTATGACATCTATCTGACCGCCACGAAATATAGATTCCGTAGCAAAGTCTTCTCGATCATCGTCTTGTTTAAATTCAAGAGGAGGATACTTTTTTCTTAGAAACTTTACTAGATCTCTGTCCAGTAGTGGAAGGTTTTTCCAATCTTGCATCAGCATCTCCTTCTAATTTCTGTAAGCGTTGATCAAAACTCTTTACTAACATTAAAACTTCCGAGTCTAGTACTTTAGCATTAAGTCTAAGTTTACGATATATTGTTTCTAAATTATGCATCATTATAAGCATTCTCCGTTATGTCTACAACCTCACAAGACCCACCAACACAAGCCAGTGAATGTGAATTAGTTGTAGTGTCCTCTGTTTCAAATTCTTTCAGTAAAGACCAGTCAATATTGTCTGGAACTTCTTCTATTAATTCTAAATATTGTTCTTCAGTTATCTTTTCAAATGGTAGTTGATCTTGATAACTATGGTCTTCTGGTAAGAAAGCTATACCTGATACCCATTCCCAATTATCCCATACCCATTGACCAGTACCAAGGAATGTATCATCCGTATAGTACACAGTAATACTTGGCTTATGTTCACACCAATATTTCTGATATGTTAACCAAACATTTAAGTGATCAATAGGATTATATGTTTCATATGTTGTGCTCGATGGATTGGCACAAGTAGGAAAAGCAAAGACTGTAGTGTGTTCTGGATTAGCAGCACACGGTTCATTAGCAACACCAACCGACATCATAAATTGACACAAAGGGTTCTGTGTATCAATACGAACACGTCTGATATAATACTCAGAAAATCCTGGGTGTATACCAGATGATGTACCCGCAACACATGACGTAGTACCACTAGGTTTACAACAGGTCACAGCTTTGGACTTGTTAATACCCAACTTCTCAGCCCATTCAGCATTAGTATCCTTAACAA